CAGAGGAAGAGTTAATATATTGGGCTGCATATTATGAAATTAAGAATGATAGGGAGAAACAAGAAATGCAACGACAAAAAGCCAAATCAAGGTAATATATAATAAAGGTTATTTGTTTCTGTGGCACAATCGACAGTTAAATTAATAGTTGATGCACAGAACGCAATAGCACCATTAAAAAGAGTTAATGAACAAACAAAGGCTTTAAGTAGTAGCACAGATAAATTAAAAGGCAGATTAGATAGAAGTAATAGATCACTAAAAAACACAGGCAGGGCAGCTAAAACCGCAAGTGCTGGTGTTTCAACTTTAACAAAAGCATTTGCACCATTACTAGCTGCGGTATCAGTTCTTGGTGCGGCAAGATTTGTATTTGTAAAAACTGCTGAACTTGAAACTCAAAGAGCGAGTTTAACAAAGTTAACTGATTCAGCAGAAAAAACTAATCAAATAATAAAAGAATTACAAGACTTTGGTGCTGTCACACCTTTTACAAGTAGCGAACTTATAGAGCAAACAAAAAGATTAAAAGCCTTTGGCTTTGAAACTGATAAGTTAGTTGATACAACAAAAAGGCTTGCAGATGTAGCTGGTGCTACTGGTGCTGACCTTACAGGAATAGCAACAGCATTTGGGCAAATTAGAGCAAAAGGAAAACTTCAGCAAGAGGAAAACTTACAGTTATTGGAAAGAGGTGTTGATATAACGACTGAACTTAAAAAAATAACAAAATTGCAAGGTGATGAATTTGAATCTGCAATGCGAAAAGGTAAAATTGGTGCTGATCTCGTAAATCAGGCCTTAATAAATTTAACTAGTCAAGGTGGTATTTTTGCTGGTGGTGCAACCATGCAAGCTGATACTTTAAATGGAAAATTATCAACTTTGCAAGATACCATTGATACTTTGGCAAGAACTATTGGCACAGAATTAGAGGGTGAAATAAAAGATGTTTTGGATTTTAGTATTACAGCAGTTAAATCAATAAATGAATTATTCAAAAATATTGGTCTTTTGAAAAAATTTATTGATATTACAAATCCATTTCAACAACTTAGAATTTTTAAAAAACAACTTGAAACCCAAAAAGACATTAATAAAACTGCTGAAGATACAAAAGATACATCTAAAAAAACTAAACAAGAAACACAAGAAACAACTCTTGCTTTTGAAAAAATGATCACACCTACTGATCTTTTAAATCAAAATCTTGGTCAAACAAATTTTTTTGTTGGTTCTATAGATAGTAAAACTTTGAAATTATCTGAGAGTTTTGTAAACATCACAAGTGAAGCAGATCAACTAAAACAAAAGTTCATGGAGATTGGTCAAGCTGTAGAGCAAGGCATTGTTTCTAACCTTACTGATGCTGTAATGGGAACACAGACACTTGCACAGGCAGCAATAAATGTTTTAAATCAACTTAAAAGAAAACTTGTAGAGGTAGCAATACAAAGGGCTGTTTCTGGAATAGGAAATAGAGTTGGTGGATTTTTAGGTGGTTTGTTTGGTGGTAGAGGTGGCGGAGGCGGAGGCGGTCTTGTTGGAAATACTGCGTCTAGTTTTTTAAGTGGTGTTGCAAATCCTTTTGCAAGAGCAAATGGTGGCCCTGTTTCTGCTGGTGGTGCGTTTGTAGTTGGTGAGAAAGGCCCAGAATTGTTACAGATGGGTTCAAGAGGTGGCAATATTATTCCAAACAATCAACTAGGAGGAGGCACAACTAACATTGTTAATGTTTCCGTTGATGCGTCTGGTTCTGCTGTATCAGGTAACAATCAAGATGCACAGGCACTAGGTAATGTAATAGGGGCTGCCATTCGTGCAGAACTTATTAAAGAAAAACGTGCAGGGGGTTTATTAAGTAGGTAATGGCAACTTTTCCATCAATCCAGCCAACATATTCTGGCTTCAGAAAAACAAGTTCACCAAAGGTAAGAACTACAGCTTTAGGTGATGGCTACCAATTCAGAGCTTTATTTGGCCTTCCTTTGACACAAGACCCAAAAGTATATGATCTTACTTTTGTAGTGTCTGAGGAACAATCAGACATCATAGAGGCTTTTCTTAGAGCAAGAGTTTTTGATCAAGCAAGTTTTGACTTTACCCCACCAGCCGAAGGATTTATTAAAACAGGCACTTATTCACAGTCATCATCTACCACTGTGACAATAACAATTTCAAACCATGGCCTTGCTATCGGTGATGTCGTAACTATTGACTATACATCTGGCTCTGCTGTTGATGGTTCTTTTGTTGTTGCTACAACGGCTGATGATAATACTTTTACTGTGACTGCTGCGGCAAGTGCAACAAACTCAGGGAATGTTTCTGTAACTTTATCTGGTACTGGTAAATTTATCTGTAAATCTTGGTCAAAACAAATCCCATATAATAACAGGTCTATAATCACAACAACCTTTGAAGAGGTATTTGAACCATAAATGGCAATCCCTACCGCAGAACTTCAATCTTTATCTAATAAATCAATAATAGAGTTGTATTCAATAACTCTTGTTTCTGCATTGCATGGTTCAACAAATGTAAGTCGCTTTCATTCTGGTGTAGGTATGAATAGCAACGCTTCAATAATATGGCAGGGCAACACATACGACAAGTTTCCAGTCATTGCTGAAGGGTTTGAATATACAGGAAAAGGAACACTGCCAAGACCTACTTTAACTGTATCTAATATTCTTGGAACCATTACAGCATTGATGGCAACAGCAAACGCTACAACACCATTTAATGACTTGCAGGGGGCAAAATTTATAAGACATAGAACAATGGCACAATTTTTAGACGCTGCAAACTTTCCATCAAATCAGAATCCATTTGGTACTCCATCAAGCACAACAGAATTACCACAGGAGATATATTTTATTGATAGAAAAGTTGTAGAAAATAGAGAAATAGTACAGTTTGAGTTGGCTAGTGTTCTTGATTTGAACAATATTCGTTGTCCTAAATTACAAGTAACTAGGAAAGATTTTCCTTCCGTTGGCACTTTTGTAAACGCATGAATTGGAAAGAGCAAGCTGCCATACACGCTGATGAACAGGCTCCTAAGGAGTCTTGTGGACTGTTGGCTATTATCAAAGGCAAAGAAACTTACTGGCCTTGTGAGAATCTTTCAGAGTCACCAGATGAGTTTTTTGTTATAGATCCAGATAATTGGGCAGATTGTGAAGATGAAGGAGAACTTATTGGAATAATTCATTCTCATGCTTATGGATCTGCCTTACCATCTGAAGCAGATAAAGCATCTTGTGAGCATCTTGGTTTACCTTTTTATATTTATAGTGTTGAGCAAAAAAACTGGGTAGATTTTAAGCCATCTGGTTATACATCTGGTTTGTATGGCCGCACATGGATTTGGGGCAAGCATGACTGTTGGAGTTTAATAACAGATTATTTTTTAAACAAAAAACAAATTAATTTAAAATTTTGGGAAAGACCAAAAAGTATAAAAACTTTCTGCGAAAATCCATATTTTGAAAAAGTTTTAACTGGCTCTGGTTTTAAAGAAGTTTCTAAAGATAATATTATTAATGATGATGTTTTGCTTATGCAAGGTCCAGATGAAAAGTTAAATCATGTTGCTTTATATATTGGCGATCAAACAATATTGCATCACAACATTAGACAGTTGAGTTGTAGAGAATTATATGATTTAAGATATATAGAGGCCACAAAAAAGGTTTACAGATATGAAGCTTAAAAAAATAAAAGTTTATGGCAGATTAAGAAAGTTTCTTGGGCAGTCGTATTTTGAAGCGGCTGTTGCAAGTCCAAAACAGGCATTTCATTTTTTGATTGCAAATTTTCCAGAGGTTGAAAATCACATGATGAATCAGTTTTATAAAATAAAAATGGGCGGTATGAATATTACAGAGGATTTGTTAAGTTTACAAAGCGATGAAGATATACAGATTATTCCTATTGCTATAGGTGCAAAAGGAGTTGTGATAGGTGGGTTATTAACTGCTGGTGGTTCTGCCGTTGCTGCAACAGCTTTTGGAGCAACATTAGTTGGCGGCATAGCTGCAACTGCATTAACAACGATTGGAACAAATATGTTAATTAACGAAGCAACGCAACTTTTAATGCCACAACCTGACATTCCAACTGGTGTTATGGCTGATAGCTTTTCACAGAATGATCCTACTTTTCAATCTTTTGGTTTTGGGTCGATTCAAAACGTATCTAGGGCTGGTGTCCCAATTCCAATAATATATGGAGAAGTTTTTACAGGATCAGTTGTAATTAGTTCTGGTGTTGATACTGTACAAGCGGAGGGAACAACATAATGGCTACAGCATCTGGAAGTTTTGGTGCAATTACTGACTTGCTTGGAATTAAAAATCCAGATTTGCCCAAAGATGCACTTCAATCAAAACAATTTCAAACGCTGATTGAATTACTAGGTTCAGGAGAGATAGAGGGGTTTCCAAGTGCTACAGGTAGTAAAGGTTCGACTGAATATAATATTTCAGCATTAAAAGATGTATTCCTTAACGGAACTCAGGTTTTACAACAAGCGGCTGGCACAAGTCCAAATGATGAGGATTTTAACTTTCAAAATATTACTTTTGAACCTAGATTTGGAACTTCAGACCAAACAGCAATATCTGGTATATCAGAGACAGAATCAGAAACAAGTGTAGGTGTAACAGTAACACAATCAACACCAGTTTCTAGGCAGATAACAAATACGAATATTGATGCGGTAAGAGTTACTCTTGGTTTTCCTACATTGCAAAAGTTTGAAGATAATGGCGATATAAATGGTGCTGAAGTTGCTCTTACAATTCAAACAATAGAAAATGATGGCACAACAACAACTGTTATAACCGACACTGTAAAAGGAAGAACTGCAAGTACATATTTCAGAGATTATAAAATCAATCTTCCATCTGGCACTAGTTTTCCTGTCACTATCAGAGTAAATAGAACCACAGCAGACAGTACAGAAGCTACGCTTCAAAATAGTTTTCAATGGTCATCTTTTACAGAAATAATTAACGAATCAAGAGCCTATGCAAATTTTGCTCATGTAGCTTTACGTTTTGATGCTGAAACCTTTCCAAATCAGCCCAGACGTATGTATAGAATTAGAGGAACAAAAATAAAAATACCGCATAATGGGGTTGTAAGGGCTGATGGTTCTATAAGCTATAGCGGTACATTTAACGGAACTTTTAAAACAGATAAAGAATATTCAAATGATCCAGCATGGATTTTATATGACTTGCTTACAACGTCAAAAGGTTTTGGAGATCATATTGCAGAATCATCACTAGATGTTTTTAGCTTTTTCTCTGCCAGTCAATATGCAAGTGAGCAAGTAGATGATGGGGCTGGTGGTACTGAAGCCAGATTTTCTTGTAATGTTGTTTTAAATTCTCAAAGGGCTGCATACGATACCATAAATAATCTTGCTGCTGTAATGAGGGCAATGCCTTTTTATTCAGCAGGGGCAGTAAACATAAGCTGCGATAAACCAACAGATGCAAGCTATATCTACAATTTAAGCAATGTTTCTGAAGCTGGTTTTTCTTATTCAAGTGCTAGTAAAGACACAAAATTCACTGTTGTTAATGTCTCCTACTTTGATAATGAGACTCAAGAGGTAGATTATGAGACTATAGAAGATACAGCTTTACAGGCAAAATATGGCATAGTAACTAAAAATTTAAATGGCTTTGCTTGTACATCAAGAGGCCAAGCTGCAAGACTTGGACGCTGGTTTTTATATACACAAAACAACGAAGCTGAGACAGT